TCCACTTATGCCTATGCTACAACATTTGAACAAGCAGGACCGCTAATCAGTCAGGCATCAGCCAGAAATCATGATCTAGTGTTCACTTCCAGTGATGTATTTAACTTCCAGTTCATTGATAAGCCTAATATATGGTTAATACGCAAGCTTTTCACCACTGATGGCATAATCGGACCTAAAGCAAGAGCAGAGATAGAAGATGCCGTATTCTGGATGGGACAGGGCGATTTTTATGTATTCGACGGCTATACAGTCAACATTCTGCCAAATAATACTGTTAAGAGATATGTTTATGACAACATAAACTGGAGCCAATCATGGAAAAGCTTTGTTTTTGCCAATGTAGAATTCAGTGAATTGTGGTTTTTCTATCCACAAGGACAGGATACTGAGCCGAATAATTATGTGATTTACAATTACAAGGAGTCTCATTGGTCTATTGGGACGATGCCTAGGACTGCTGCGGAAGAACCCACTAACGTGAATGCACAGCCAATGCTAATCCAAAGTCAGATCACAAATACTATCAACATTCCAAATTCGCTCAGCACCTTCTTCTACGCCCTATCGAACGATCCACTGGCCACGATCAACGGGACGGACAGTGTGACAGCACAGGTAATGATAAACGCTTTCTTGGAACCGGGAGACACGGTACAGATTGCTGGAGCCATCACTACTAACGGAATATTAGCAAGTAATATCAATGGTGTTAGAACAATAACCTCAAGTACTACTTTAATAGGTTACGGATCGGGATTATATGGAGTTGGCAATTATGGAGATCCGCCAATACAGGGTATTACATTCACTGCTGGTTCTAATGCTACCTCATCTGGAACAGGTGGCGGAAGCGCTGTTACTATTGGTACTTCAATCATCGCCATAAATTCTGGTCTGACTACGATAAATATCGGAGACATTCTGTCTATATCTGGTGCATCTGGTATTGGCGGCATTCCTGCTTATGCAGTAAATTCTACTTCGCCTGTGCGTTACATAGTCGGGGGCGTTCAACAGATAAATACTGATGCCTCCGGAGTTTACAGCACGAGTTCAGTAATGGATGAAGGGGGACCTAATGTGATGTTAAACTATTCGGTATCTGATAGGCTCTTTCAGCACGAATTAGGAACGGATGATTATAATCCTGCATACAACCCTCAGACCGATAATACTCTGAATCAATTTGCGCCCATGCTCTCCTATGCAACGACATGCTATGCACAGATAGGGGAAGGAGACAATACTATGATTATCTATACTTTCTATCCGGATCTGAAACAAAATGGTCCAATGACACTTGGAACCAATACGAAATTATATGCACAATCGCCAGACGTAGTGAATGTAAATCAAGCATTCCAAGGAATATATTCATTGCAGCCCAATACATTGAAAGTGGATGTCATGATGGTAGGAAGACAACGTCAATATCATTTCGAAAGCAATGTAGTCGGCGGTAATTATCTTCTTGGGAACTGCTATGAAGAAATCAAAGAATCTTCAACGAGGTAGCGATGTCTAGATTTACAGAACAGAATGCGGTAACAGGCGGAAGTGTTGCGGAAGAACGTCTAAGGCGTACTGAAGATCAGATTAATGCACTGGAAATAAGCCTGCCCAGATCTTTTATCCAGGGTAGACTTAGAACCGATAGAAATGCACCCACAAGTAGCACTGACATCGAGACTCCAGATCGACTTTATGATATAGTAAGAGATAATAATTATCAGTACACGCTCATAAATGAGGCTGGAGTACTGACATGGGTTAGATCCCCATGGAGTATATTTTAGGAGAGAAGAATGGGTTTTCTTAATTCACTTGTAGGTTCATTGCCAGTAGTAGGATCTTTGCTGTCAGGTTTTGCGGGAAAGAATGAACAACAAGCACCTCAGCCTTATGGTACAACGAGTTCAAGTGAGGCTGGATTCAAAACGATGCCCAAGGAACTCCAAGAGGCTTATTTAAAACAGTATCTACCTCAGATCCTTGCTCAGTCCACTGGACCTTATAATGCTGGTCCAATGGGTCAGGCGGCAACAGGTCCTTATGCTCCACAAGGTTTGCAGCAATTGCAACAGCACTATAATCAGTATGGAAGTCCTTTTGCAGGTAATGGAGGTGCAATGCCTCTCGGGGCTGTTGAGCCATTTCATCCCTATCAAACTCAAGCATTTGGACAGATTGAAGGGGCGAGTAATGCACCAGGTCTAGAGAGTCAACTTAGGCCTTATATGGATTTATATAATAAATATGTGCTGAGCCCTACGCTAGAAAGAAACAAGCGCGAGAGAGCTGAAGTTGAGAACGCATTGCTCGGACGTGGACAGGGAAACCTTGGCTATTTTGGTAGCTCAGCTCTAGGTACGCAGAGAGCTCAATTAGAAAAAAACTACGGACAATTAGAGCAAGAAGCACAAGCAGAAGCATTGCAGAATGCACTAGGGCTGCGGAGACAAGGGTTAGGAGATCTACTTGCAGCCGGCGGCGCTATCCAGGAACACGGCCAACAATATCTAAACGCTCTACAACCTCAGATGCAAGCTGCTTTGCCACAGAATAGAACCTCTGCACTCGGACAACAACTGGGTTTGATTCCCGGAGCCAGCCAATCATCCACATCCACCGGTTACCACCAACCAGAAGCTAAACCTAATGCTGCAATGCGTTGGGGCGGTGCATTGCAAAGCCTTGGTAGCCTATTTCAAGGTGGAGGACCGATGGCTAATGCTTTTGGAGGCGGCCAACAACAAGCTATGCCTCAAGCGGGCACCATTAATTTCCAACCACCTCAGCCTCCTGCTGGTTTCGGTGGTGGGTACAATGCATTCGGCGCTGGCAGGAATCCAGGATTCAATCCAGCTTTTGGCTATAGATAGAGGATAACATGGTAGATTTCACTAATGCACACTTAAATCCGACGTTCATTGCTGGGATCTCTCAAGTGAATCCCGGCGTTGGCAATTCATTGGCGCAAGCAGCTGGCCTACAAATGCAGCAACAAGAACAATCTCGGCACCAACAGGCATTTCAGAACGAACAGGCCGAGCAGCAACGTCTTATGATGTTACAGCAAAGACTGCCTGAAGTTCTAGGGCAAATAGATTGGAACAACCCACAACAGGCACAATCGCAACTCGCTTCCCTAGGTCTTAAACCACAGGAAATGGCTACTTTATTCAATATACACGCAGGCGGCCAAGAACTCGGCTTCCGCGGTGAAGAGATCGGATTGAAGCGTGAAGGACTTGGATTGGAAAGACAGGCACTTGGTCTTCGTGAACGGCAAATGCTCGAGCAAATGCGAGGTTCAGTTTCTCCGGAGGAAGCAGTCAAGATCGAAAAAGAACTACGTGGCGAGGTTGCCAAGGAATCTGGCGAGTACAAGATCGTAAAATCTGCCTTTAATAAAGTCAGAGAAGCAGCCAAGAATCCATCGCCTGCGAATGATGTCGCACTCCTCTACGGTTACATGAAGCTTCTTGATCCGGGATCTGTCGTGCGGGAGAGTGAATACGCTACCGCTGAGAATGCAGGATCTGTTCCGACAAGGGTTCAAAACCTATATAATAAAGCCATCAATGGCGAGAAGTTGACTGCCGCGCAAAGGAAAGACTTTGTCGATAGCGCCAAAGGACAATATAAATCCCAAGTAAAAAGCATTAAAGAAGTTACGAGTCAATACAAGAAGTTGGCAGAAACTTATAAAGTAAATCCTCAGAATGTAGTGCTGTTCGAACCAGAGGAACTTCCTGCTGAAGAGGTTAATGTTATGCCTAATACGGCCCCACAAGGCAGCCTGCAGCAGCTATCTGACGAAGAATTGAAACAACTCTTACGGCAATTTAAGTAGGTTCTTATGGCTTTCACCAAAGAAGAAATCATTGCCGAGCTAAAGAAGAGAAACAGGCCTGTGGGTGAATCCCTTGGTCGTCCTGTTGATGTTCTTACGCGCGGTGCCATTAAGGGTCTCGGAGCCATTCCCGATATTGCGGCATTACCCTACAATCTAGTGCAGGCAATAAGGGGAAAAGAAGGCTTGCCTTCAGTTTCTGAGAAATTGGGCCAAGGATATGATGTTCTCACGGGCGGAAGACATCAGCCACAGAATCTCACCGAGAGGACTTTGGGTTCAGTTGCAGAATTCCTTACTGGCGGTGCAGGTGTCGGAAAGGCAGCTGGAGCTATCAGTCAGAAGGCAGGACAATTTCTCGCGCCCAAAACAGGACTCGATCTAGCATCATTGGCAGGAGCTGGTGTAGGGACGGAACTAGGCCGGGAACTTACACCGGAGAGCGGTGTGGGTCCGTTGCTCGGAGGTCTTGCAGGCGGAGCAGTGCCTGGTGCAGCTAAGGGATTGATAAGTTCATTGCGTCCCAACAGAACCGGACCAGAAGCCTTGGAACAGATAGCAGGACAACCATACTTGGAAAAAGGTGCTCATATTCAACCAGTTGTTGAAAACTTGCAACAAACTGCTTTAAGAGAAAGAGAGCCGATAACTCAGGCGTATAATGTAGCCAGAGAAAAAGCAGCCACAGCACCCAGAGGTGAATTTAAGAATTTTGTCAGTAGCATAGAAAAGAAACTTGAAGCTGAATCCATCTATCCAGAAGATGCTCCTGGAATATCTGGATTTCTTAAAACATTGGGTAAAGAGACATCAAAGAAGGAAGTATCGGTGAATGCGCTGGAGAAACGTCGGCAGATTCTCAATAATATGATTGAGAAGGCAGAGGAACATGGTACAAAATCCCGCAGTCTCCAGGCAGTAAAGAATGCCTTTGATGAGACATGGGATGAGATTATTGAGAACTCTCTGGCCAAAAGCAATGAGCCTGAGCATGCTAAGGTTCTGCAGGAGTTCAAGAATGCAAGAAGCCTAAATAGATCCTGGGAAGAGAAGTATAGCACCAAAAATCCTAAAGAATTCGGCAAGAAGTTCGTGGGCGATCTCATCGAACGCGCGCGCAACTCAGATGAGGCTTTGACGCCAGAATCTGTTGTAAACCGTATGTTCGGGACAAGTGAGTTGGGGTTCAAGGAACAGGCACCTTACATTTATGATGAATTGGCCAAGCATCTTTCCAAGGAGGATTTGCAAGCAGTAAGTTTGGAAGCATTGGGGCGGATTTTTAGCCCGGTCAATAAAGAGAATTTCGGTATCTCCGACGCTAGAAAGTTCAAATCCAACTGGGATAAGTTCCAAAAGCAGAATCATACTCTATCTGACAAGTTATTCACTTCCAAACAGCGCAGACAGATCGATTCTTTCGCAAATGAGGCTGCCAGTGCGAAGAGTTCCGGAATCTTGAGGGAACAACTGGATAAATTACCATTTGTTGCGCAAGGTTACGATTTTGTCGTAGGGAGTGGGAGCAAGTTACCTCTGACATTGCCTCTGACGGCAGAGAGTGCGCGCAGAAAACCCCCTGAACAGAATGCAGGATCACCATATAACCGTCAGGAATTGGAAGCAGAACTAATTAGAAGACAAAACAGTAACCTGTAATTACAAAGTTACTATACATTGCAATCAGAAATTGCTATAATTTATAAAACCATAATGGAGTTACGACATGGGATTAAGATCAGGTGTATTAGAGGCAGAAGGTGTCCGAGTAACGACTATACTTCCCACAGATTTAATTGTTATCCAACGCTTTGGTTATGATGTTCCTAGTCAGTATTCGCCTTTGAATACCACTATGGGTGCTATACTTGGTGGATCGGTGACGTTAGCAGTTGGTACTGCAACTTTAGTTGCTGGCGCGGCAACAATTGCGCTTGCAACTATAACTGCGGCAAGCAAAGTCTTCTTGAACGAAGCCAACGCTACGCCAAACGCTCTTGGATACGTGATTACGCCAGGCACGGGTTTTGTGATTCATTCAGCATCAGGGGCAGACACTTCTTCGGTTTCCTACTTTGTATTGAGCTAATTAATGTTCTCCATCGACGCATTAGACATAAGTTTTGCTGAGAAATTCATGAATGTGCGTGTGGAATGCATGAAACAGAGCATTATAACCCAACCAGTTCTTGGGTTCATCAATGTCTTCTTGCATGCAGAAATATGGAAGCAATCTAAGCAAGACCAAGCGGTGGATGAAGCTATAGCTAAATTACAGAATGAGGGATGCAATTTCTTAAGTTCTATCCTGATGTGCGCTAGTTCAGTACATTCAAAGCACAAAACCAATAGATTGCCGGGCATGAGCTGGCACAATTGGGGAAGGGCGGTAGATGTTAAGCTTATGCATAAGGATAGCTTAAATGAGATAGATAAAAATGATCAAAAAGTGCAGATTTTCGAGGATATAGTTTCGGAAAATGAGCTGTATCTAGATCAGGATGCATGTGGATTTGGTTGTTCAGATGGATATCACTTGCAGGATTCAAACATATTCTCTCCCGAAGATGTCTATGAACCGCATAAAATAGACAAAGAGATTTATAGGAGCTACCGGGATGACAATATCAAACTTTAATTACGCTAATCCAGCCTTCGGAACTAGCCCTACCAACCTTGTATTATTCCAAGATGCGACGAGTAATGGTCCTTCTACTGCTTATAGCTTCACGTTCCCGCAAAAACGTGCAACGCTAAAGTTCTGGGGCACTTGGGGTGGGGCAACGGTAATATTTCAAACAGGTGTGCCAATTCTTGAATCTGGAGATGTGGGGTATTTCGTTCCCATTCTCAATGCATCTACTGGCAGCACATTCTCCTTTACCTCAGATGGAAATGTGACCCTGGAAAATATGGTTTCAGGAGATTTATTCCGGGCAGTGATATCGGGCGCAACGGGTACTACTAGCTTAAGTGTAACGGCACAGGGTGTATAAAATATGGCAGACATTATTGGAACATTGACTGGTGGCGGTGGCGGAGGCGGTGGAGGAGGCGGTGGATATGCAACAATGCAGGCCAATGGTATATCGGCTCCCCAGGAGAACACTCTTAATTTCGCAGGAAGTGTTCTAACATTATCTGACGTCCCAGGTGTGAAGACAAATGCTACTTTTGCTGCTATCATTGCGAGTCTTGCTACGACCACATTTCTAGACGGATCAGTAATATTCGCAGAAGGTGGTATTCTAGCACAAGATAATACCAGATTCTTTTGGGATGATACGAATTATGCATTAAAACTACGTTCTGGTTATACATACCAATTCGGAACTCAGGATGCATTTTCACGGTATCAAATATGGAACTTCGATACTAATGCAGTTCTACGACTTGGATCTTTAGGACCTGATGGTGATCCAACTACTACATCATCTGAAGGTATTGTAGTTTATGGTCCTGCTGTAAATGGATCAATGGATTCTAGTAATTGGGGTATTGGACGCGTAAAAGTGGACCGTTTGGGTCTTTTGTCCAATGTTCCTGGTGGATTGCAGGATTACTATTTCCGTGCTGATCCTACTGGAATGTTTTTGCAGAGCGATGATGTTATAAAGACATTTACTATTGACCGGAATACTGGCGATACTGTGATTACTCAGCCTTCTAGTGTTGCAACATTAAATACTGTTCTTACAGTTACTAGTGATCCTTCTGGAGCACATGGTCATGGAAATCATCTGGCTATTGATGGCAATCCTGGTGGTGGTGGTACGATTTTTAGGACAGATGGTGGCTTAAATAAAAGTGTTTTACAATTATATGGTGGAAGCACTGGCACTACAGGTGGGGCATTATATCTGAATGGGAATAACTCTACTAGCGGCGATGCAGGTGGGGTCCAGAGCACATTTGGACTGACGACATCTACATTCGATATGTATGATTATACGCAAAGT